AGATAGCTAACTAGATAGTAGAGGTTGTCACGACGATGGCATCAGGCCGAACAAGTTTAGCACCATAGACCATGAGGCCCTTCAAGGCATCCCCAAAGCGTTTCTCTGGCTTGTAGGCGTCCATTTCGGTGATCTGGGCAGCAAAGCTAATCGCGTCATTCAACCCAGCAATAATCTTCCAGTTGGAAGAAACTTTGGGGGCATTGTTGGATACGTAGATATCCATACCAGCAGCCCGACCAACTCGGCCATTCGTCAACACATTCATATTGTCTGCGGTGCCATTGGCCACAAAGCGGTTGTCTTTTTGCAACAAAGCATAGTAGGCAGGAGTGAGCACAACCCAGCGTCCCTCTTGTGGGGCATTGGCTTGGGTTAACTTTGTCCCCATGTCAACCAGATACTCATACGCAGCGGTGCCAGCAGTATTGGCGGTAGGTGTGATAGGAGAGCCATCAGAGCCGATGGTATTTCCAGACGCGACGCCCGTGTACAAACCGGAAATAAACTGGTCAATCACATCTTTGAGTTTATAGCCAGCGCGTTGGGTCGCCTTTGCCATGACAGCGGCGCGGTTTTGGGCCTGGTCAATAGAATCAACAAAGAAGTTGAAACTTTTAGCCTGGTCAATCACCAGAACCTGATCGGCGCTCTGCAAGTCTTCAGGTGAACTCATGTCTGTGTTTTTGGTGTAGTTCGAAATGGTCGGATCGCTTATCGTATTGATACGAACCCGATCCCCATAGGCAGTAATTTCGCCCTCATAGTCTCGGTTGGTTAAAAACCCATAGACCAGAGATTTCTCAAAAGGAGAGAGGAGGGCAGCCGCCCATAACTCAGGATTGAAGGACGTGAGAGCCATGTTATTCTCCCAAATAGATTAGGATTCTGCTAGGATTTTGAGCATTTCCCCGGAATCCCATAAGCGTTTCATTTCATCACGGGAAACGCGCCCCGCATTGATATCAGCTTTGGTGACTTTGGTGCCATTGCCCCGCGGGGGATTGGTTGCCCCTCCGCTGGATAAGGGGGGTTTGGGTGGTTGCTGCTGTTGAGACGTTGCGAGATACGGGTCGGACTTCAACAGGGCTTTCAATAAATCCTCTGCATTGGTAGCCTCGCCGGTTTTCTCATCGTAGACTAGTTCATCACGAATGAGTTTGTACGCCGTCGCAGGGTTTGCAAATCCAAGCGTTTGGGCAAGGACTCTGATTTCAGAAGAAACATAGCGACTCTGATAGTCTTTTGCCCGGGACTCAGCATCATCAGCGCGTTTTGCGGCTTTCTCGATATCGCTCAACTTCGCCGCGTCGGCTTCAGCTTGGGCTTTTTCGTAGGCAGCGAGTTTCGTTCGATGGGCAGCGGCTTCAGCGCGAACTTTCTTGATTTCCGCCAAAGCATCATCAAGGGTCATCGTAGGAGGTTGTTGACCGTTTCCCGCCTGGGGTACGGTTGGAGGAGTGCCCGCCTGGGGCGATCCACTGGGTGGCTCCTGGCCACCGTCAGTAGGAGGATTGTTTGGTTCAGTACCCATTATACCTGCTCCTTTTGTTCTAGTCAAGAGAGACTATTCAGATGTGACTACTGTCTCAAAAAAAATTAGACGAGAGCTTTTAAAGGTTTCTCGTAAATCGATCCGCCCCAGTCTTTATGCTCCGAATGTCCGACAACATCTGAGAATGCAAAAGCTCCACTGCTCCACGCATCGTATTTGCTAGAGCCAAGAATATTTCTTTGAGTAGCTTCAGATTGCTTTTCAAACCAGTCTGTACCCCTTTCAATAGATGCCCTGGTATCCTCTAGTCCACTGGTATCAATACCATATGGCCCAAGAATATCTTCCCATGATTTTGTCCGGGGGATCATCGAACAGGAACCATTGACGTGCTCGTCTAATGTCTCTTCTAAGCTGTGCTCTGTGCCATGCATCGCAATACAAGCGGCACAGGAGTTGACGGAAAGCGAACAGAACCATATCCACGTATCAACGACATGCGAGTTAGCCCGGTAATTCTCTACTGTTGCCTGACGATATGCCCGGAATGTCTCCGTCTTGGCAATCGATAACGCTTTCCATCTGGGCACATCTAGCGCTTGTCTGACCATGGGGGCTATCTGTTTCGGACTCATGCCCAGAGTTACGCCAGTCACGAGCGCTTTACTGGCCTCTTTCGCAGCCATCGGGCCAAACGATGAGAACAAATCGAAGAGAGGAGATCCAACCCTATTAGCTCCCATGATGGCATTGATTGTCCCTGGTTGAGGAATACCGAACGACCAATTCACACCAGATGGAACCGTTGCTCTTAACTGTGTTTGGGCCATGTCTGTGCCAAGTCGCACGGCCAATATTTCTTGATTGCCAACAGTTTGACGAGCATAGATGCCATACTGGTCCATCTGGTCCGATATGAGAGCTTTAATCGTTTCTAAACGCTTTTCCTGATACAGCCAAGACACAGGAATAGATTCACCAGCCTGTAACTTTGCCTGAATCTGCTTGTACAGCTTATCCAATTGCGGTTGAATCGTTGCTAATGTCGCGTTATGCGCTTCTTGCAACGATTGGAGGACTATCTTATCCGCTTGCAAGAGCTTAGCACGATAGTCTTTGGTGATGCGCTCTAATCGGCTGGCCATAACGCATCCTGATGGTTATTTTCAATTGAGAGAACAAACCCCATTATTCACCTCCGACCATGCTAGGTTGTTGTTGGTTTGGTTGCTGTTCCGGGGGCATCATGGGAGGCATCATACCCTGACCTCTGTTAAAGTTCTGCATAGCCTTTGCGTCTTCTTGCTGTTTCTTCTCAGCTTCTTCGTCTGGGTCAAACCCTAATCGAGAAAGATTGGTATCTTTGGAGACTCCCAACTGGTCTAACAGGAGGGCTGCCTGAGCTTCACTGAGCACATCTTCTGGGAGTGGATCTTCCCAATGCAGATCAATCTCAATATCCGCCCCAAATCCCATAAGTTCTAGACAGTGCTCAGATATCTCACAAATCAACCATCCATATAAGCGTCTCTTCTTGTTGGTTTTGGCGATAAGTGGGGCAAACATCAATTTGATGGCAATGCCCGATACCTGGCCTTTGATAATCTCGCTAATTCTACCGACTGCGACGGCAGGGACCCCGGTTTGTTCATCCATATCGCCACGCAAATCAGCAGCGAATTCTCGTGAAGCTGTTAACCCTGCCCCATTGGTTTCTAGTAATCCCATGCTCCCATCGGGAACCGGAATGCAAATCACCCGACCAGGAGCGACTTGAATCTTATCTGAGGTAATGCCGCTTGCCCAGGGCCAGGGATGAGCATGTTTGTGAAGGATACGACTGGTATTACTCTGAATGAAGTTGAGTTGCTTATTCATCTGGATAATACCAGGCGTGATGTCAGGCTTCCCCCAGGGAACGTTCGGCATAGGCATATTCTGACAGGTATGAATAGGTGCCCAGGAATAGGGCCAGGAAAGCGGTTCCCCTATCTGGGTATAGCTCCCAATTCCCCCATACTGCTCATATTGCGTAATTTCCCAGGTCCCGTTATCCAGTTGCTTTGTGATTTCCCGATGATTGGTTTCTTTGCCATCATCGCCTACCGTTCGATATTCATGCGAATAGCTGACAATTGTATCGCAGTCATCGGGCTTGGTTTGGATGGTCATGCAAGCTGGGTCAAGATTAATCAGGCGAGGAATCCCGTCCTCTGTTTGGTCGGGAGGGATAACTTTGACAAAGACTTGACCGGCAATACCCCCATTCATGCCGAGCTTTGTCATGAAGGTCATCCGATCATCCATATCCCCCCAAACGGCATCTAATGCCACTTGCATGGGATCATTTTCGGGATCGGTCTCTGTTTGGGTTTGCAGCTGCTTAACCTGAATCTCCAGTTTATTGCCAAAGAGGAAGGTTACCCCTGTATCGACGACGGCACTACAGCGATTGTTAATGATATTGTCATCGTCATCACCTTTCTCAACCTTCAAAGGCTTTGGGAATTCATCATTATAGGCTTCCCAGACTGCGGCTATTTTGGCCTTGCGAGCAACATCCTCAGAAGTCAGATAGGGATCGGTCTTCATGGGAACCTCCTAGAATATCTTGGGTCCATAGGTCACATCACTTTTGCGTAAATCATGAAAGGTGACTTGATAGCGCATGTTATCCATGCCATGATCATTCTCTTTGACTGGTCGCTCTTTGTTGGCATCCCAGACATAGCCTTCCACTTCTTCAGCGGTACAGGTCGGCAAATGATGCTCAACCAGGCTGGGATCGCGTTCAACCAGGGAATCACGCAATATGAGCAACGTCCCGGCTTTCATGCGTTGTGCCACACATTGAATGCCTGCTATCACGTCTTTATTGGCGGCCAGCGTATACCAGCCCGTATGGTCCTGAAAGATGGTTCGCTCCCCCAGGTTATGATCGCAAATCACGGCATAGGGTAAGGGTTCTTTTTCTCGTTCGTGAATCTCTTTCACTTGTTTGGCAATGACTTCAATGCTGCGACCCGTCATATAGATTTCGCGATAGAGATAGAGCTTGTCATCGGGATCTTTCGCCCACCATTGCACGACGCAAGGATTACGCATGCCAAAGTCAATCGAGATATAGCGGGGCCACTCACGAGGGATAGGGAATCGGTTGATGAGATTACGAGCGGCATCCCAAGACTCTTCGTAGATCATGCCCTCAGCTGCGACCCACAACCCGGAATAGAGCCGAGC